GCACGTGTAAATGCTGTTGCACCTTTGTTTGAATCTGGTATGATATGGGCGCCTGAGCAGAAATTCGCAGACGACGTTATCGAGGAGTGTGCGGCTTTTCCTTATGGTGATCATGACGACCTGGTCGATTCGACGACACAGGCGATCATGCGATTCAGACAGGGCGGTCTGATCGGTCACCCTGAAGATTATATCGACGAGAAGGTCGAGCAACGTAAAAGGAATTATTATTAATGGCGAACAAATATCACAGACAGGGTTTTTCAAGAGGTAAACTGGTTACAGAAACAGTTAAAAAAGCAAGAGAGGCTTTTAAAAATATTTACAAAACAAACAAGAAAAAACAAAACGTTGTTGATCAGTTAAATAAAAATTTAGAAAAACAGAGAAAAAAGACAGGAGCAAAACCTGAACAGGAGCCATATAATTTAGATGTATACACTGATGTCATGGTATCTGACTTTGATAAAAAAACAGGTCCTTACTTTGATCGACTGAGAGCTAAAGAAAAAAAACTAAAACAATTAAAAGGTAAGAAATAATGAAGGCAGTATTGCAATGGGTATTGAAAACCATGATGAAGGATCAAACCGGAATCGTTCGGACAATGCCAAAAAAAGATATCGTTGATTTTAACGTGGCGATGACGATGGAGAGATTGATGCGTAATGGTGTTGATCCAAACTCACTAAAGAATGCCAATCAGGTAGAAAACGCTCTCAACATGATAGATAATAGACCAAAGGTTCAGGAAGGAATCACATCCATAAAATCTGCAAAGATCATGGACATGGAAGGCAAAGAGATAGACCCACGATCTAAGATCATGGGAGGCAAGCAATCTGAAACAGAGGCAGAGATTGCAGAGAGATTACAAAAAGAAAACAAAGAAGGTATTGCTAGAATAAGAGCAGGACAGAAAATGTTAGATGACGCGATCGATAATCAATTACCATCTCTTTCTGGAGATACTAGAACTGATGCAGTTTTGGTTGCAGAGGATCTAGCAGAACGTATGGGTAAAGTCTATGATGACCTCCCAATAAGAGAACAAACAAAACTTTATGATCAAGCATATCAAGGTTTATCAAAAATGAGATTTGAGGCTCGTCAAACACCAAAAGGTGCGCCACCAAAAATAACATCAAAAAAAGATGCAGATAGTCAGGAATCTAGTTACGACGATGGACCGGCGGACTTTGATCCAGATGCAGATAACGAAACATTTGCAACAGGTGGACGTGCAGGTTTTAAAGATGGCATGACCAGAAGAACTTTCTTAAAACTTCTTGGTGGTATGGCAGCTGTGCCTATCGTTGGTAAGTTTTTTAAATTAGCCAAAGTAGGTCAAGCAGTCAAAAAAGTCCCTGTGATTAAAACAGATGATGTTGCTGGCAAACCAGAGTGGTTTGATCAGTTGGTCAACAAGGTCATCATCGAGGGTGATGATGTTACTAAAAGATTTGCAACAGGTGAGAGACAATCCATTCACCAAAAAAGACTTGATGACGGTTCCGTGGTTCGAGTCACAGAGGACGTGGATGATGGTGCTGTAAGAGTTGAGTATGAGAGTAAAGAGAGTATGTTTGGTGAACCAGTGCAAATGGAATATAAAAAACCATTACCGGATGAGGGTGATCCAAGACCTACACCAGAGTTTACTACATCAGAATCCGGTATGGTTGGTAGAGCCGATGGTCCTGATGATTTCGTTATAGAACCAGAAGAAGTTGGTGGTTCTAGTATCAGGGATCTTGATTCGGATGTATCTAAACTAAAACAATACGCTACAGGTAAAGGACCTACTATGAAAGAAATTGTAGAGACTAAAAAAAGAAAAGACAAAGTTAAGAAATTAAGTGAAGGTGATCCAGACGCAACTAGTCAATATATTACCGACAGACAAGGTGACTATGATCCAAGTCCAGATGACTTTGCATCAGGCGGTATTGCTAGAATGTTAGGAGAATAATGACTCCAAAAGAATACAGACAGATGATGGATTACCTGACCCGGTCAGGTATTAAAGATAAGGTTAAGTTTGCATCAGATATTGCAAAGCCAGTAGATAAATTTGAAGTTCAACAGATAAAATTATTTAATAGATTTAATCGTGACTACCCAAATAAAAAAGCTGATGGTGGACGGATTGGTTTTGAAAAAGCAGGTTTTGTGTACACACCAAAAAAATCTGCGGAAACAGTAACTTTAACTCCTAAAATGGTTGTTGACATAGCAGAAAAAAACCCTGACTTTACAGCAACAGATATTTTAAAAGAACTTGATAAAGATAAAACAAAAAATTATGTAAATAGATTTGGAAACCCTCCAAATAGAAAAATTATAAATAGAACTTTAAGTGAAACTTTTGATTTAGAAGCTGAAAAAGCATCTAAAGTTCCAAAAGGATTTATTTCTTCAAAAGAATTTTTTAACACAGAAGGAATGCCAATTAGTAAAGACGATTACATGACCGTAAAAAATAGAAATCCTAGTATGTTAACAGATACGATCGGAAAAAATTCAGTTTTTATAAAACAAGGTAAAGGAGGTCAAGGAGAGTTTTACTATAAAAAACCAACAAAAGAAGATATTAAATTATATCAAAAAATAGCTTCTCGAAAAGGAATATTAAAAGCTAACACAATTAATCTTATGTTAGAGTTTGATAAAAAATTTGGTAAGTTATATGCAAAAGGAGAATTACCTTTATTAAAAGATCCTACTGGAAAAAATAAAAATACAATTCATAATTTAATTTCAAAAGATATAACTCCATCAACAGCTGGTAACGTAACAGCTAGATTATCACAATGGTATAATGGAGCAAATTTTTTAAATCCAAAATTAAAAGATTTAAAAAGAAATAAATCATTAGGAGTAAACATACAAAAAGCAACCGACAAATTTCAATTTGGTAATTTTTATAAAGATCAAGCATACAAGGTTGCATTAGATACTATTGATGAAAAAATAGGAAGACAGATTGGATCGTTCAAAGCATTCAAAGATAATATTAAAAAAGCATTAAAAGAAGCAGGACTTCCAATCTATAGTAAAAATAGTCCATTCGGTTTTAATTTAAATGAGATAGGTGGAGTAACAGGTGCAGCAAGAACAAAAACAGCTGCATTTTCTGATTTTGTAGACATAGCAGAAGGTAAATTTAATCAAGGAAAATTATCTAAATTCCAAGCAGAATTTGCAGAATTAAGAGAAAAATTAGATAAATTAGATCTTCCAAATAATTTGCAAAATAGAGGAGAAGCTCAGTCTTTAATAAATGATTTTCAAGACAGAATAAAATATTATGAAGAGGCAACTGGATCCAAACTACCTAATGTTGGTTTAGGAACAGCAGATAAATATTATCCTAAAGAACAACTAGCAGATATTGCAAAAGAAAGATTTGTTGGAGAGACAGGTAAAAAGAAAAATAGAAGAGTGCCTGGAACAGATTTGTTAAGTTCATCAAAAAATTCTGGATACACTGTTATCGTGCCTAAAAATTATAGAACTGTTGGCCAGATCATGGAAACAGGTCAACGAGACGTGTTAAAGAAAAATGTTCAAAAAACATTAGAGGGAATGAAAAAATTTTTTAATGAGTATGATGAAAAGAAAATGTTACGAAAATTAAGAGATGCATCACCCGATGTTCTTAAAAAAATGATGAGAGTAATTCCAAAAGTTGTATCTGTAGAAGATGATTTTTTAAATGCATATAATTTTCCATTAACCGCGGGTCTTGATTCTAGCATAGGTGTTCAACCTGATCCTGTTGAAGAGGATACCTTTGCAAGAAGAAATCCAATTACCACAGGTACAGGGTTAACAACGGCCGGCACGGCTGCGGTTTTAAAAGCGACAGGCACACCAATTAAAACTGCATTAGGAAAAGCTTTTAGAGGTGCCGGAACACCGATAGCTGGTCCTATCTTTGCGGGATTAAATATCGCTGATAGAATGAAATCTGGGTCTAGCGTCGCTGATGCGGTTATAGATCCTTTAACAGGTTTAGAATTATCTTTTCCTGGTTTATTTAAAGAAAATTTAAAAAAAATTACAACCAATCCAACAGCTCAAAAAATTTTAAGTTTAGGTAGATTCGGTAGAGCCTTAACACCGATAGGTGGAGTAATTACAGCTGCGGGTTTAGCAAAAGACTACGGTGAATTTGTGCAGAGGGAACTAAAAAGAAAAGCAGCAGACCCAGAAGCATACAGAGCAGAACAACAAGAACAGATGGGTATGTCAGCTGCAGGCGGCGGTATCGCTAAATTAGCCGGTGTATCATCAGGCCCACCACCAGAATCAGGACCAAACTCACAAGGCTTGTCAGGACTATTAAAACGTGGTATCAAAACATAGGAGTATTAAATGGCAGAAATAGACAAAGGACTCCCGAACACTAGAAACCAAGAAAAGATTCCCTCACAAGAGGAGATCCAAGACGTTGCTGTTCAGGAACCAATAGAGGAAAAAGGACCGATCGAGGTCATACCAGAAGAGGATGGTGGCGTAACATTAGATTACGAGCCAGGTGCAATCAATGTACCAGGAACAGAATCACACTTTGATAATCTAGCAGAACTTTTACCAGACGATGTTTTGGAACCGGTAGGAAACGAGATGACTCAAAACTACATGGATTACAAGGCGTCAAGAAAAGAATGGGAGCAATCTTACATCACAGGATTAGATCTACTTGGTTTTAAATATGAGAATAGAACAGAACCATTTCAGGGAGCGTCAGGTGCAACACACCCGGTGTTGGCTGAGGCAGTAACACAGTTTCAGGCACAGGCTTACAAAGAATTATTACCAGCAGATGGACCAGTAAGAACACAGGTCATA